GTGTATTTAATATGACTATCAAAATTCTCTAAACAATCTATCGACAATGCTTTGAATCTATTATCATTCGTTGCATCGCGCGCGACCATATTATCTATCTCAACATTATTTATTATTTCAGTATTTTCTTTTTTGTAGTCATCAAACTGTTCGTATACATATTCATTTGGTTCTTGTTTATCTTTTACACATTTCCAAAATGCTTTTACTCTTGGTATACAATAGTTATCCCAATATTCTCTATTCCAGTTGATTTCACAATAACCATAATTGTTACCAAATATAACAGATAGATATGCTTTCTTTATACCAGTAGTAAACATATAATGCATACATTGTGGTGTGTATTTTTGTATCATGCTTTCCATAGTATTAAATTGACCAGTATGTTTACATTCAATAATTGCTTTATAATTATCTTCCAAAGTTTCTGCTTTTTCTACTGCTAATATACCATCAACATTTGCTTTAAATGTAATACCATGTTGTATTCTTGTTTTTGGGTCTGGTTTTAAAATAAAATAATTTTTACCTAAATCTTTTAATTCTTTTAATAACCAGTTACGATTAAAACTTTCTGTCTTAATACCAAGCTGCACTTTAAAATTTTCTGATAAATCTTCTGGTACTTCTTCGCCAATCTTTATACGATACAATGATTCCCATGATGTAGTATTCATAATAGTATACATATCAGAACCACCAATAAATCCAGTTCTATTCATTTGTTTCTCCTCTTGAATTACTTAATCTATTTTTAATATCTTCTGGGTTTAAATTAAATTTTCTTTTTAAAAATTCTACTCTTAATAAATCAATTACATTATTAATATCATAATACATTTGATTAAGTTCTGCTTTTTTTAATCTATTGTTTTCACCACTATCTTCTTTATCCATTTCATTTAACAAAAATGTAGCAACTGTATCTAGTCTTTGTAATGAAAATTCTATTGTTGATTGAATAGGTTTTGAGTTTTGATTATTTTCCTCCATACTTTTGCGATAAATGTTTAAAGTATTTGCTTCCATATTATTATTGTTATCATTCATTTGCTTCTCCTTACTAACCAAAAGTTTTGATTTATATTTTTTATTTCGTTTATTTTTAATAAATATAAAATCATAAATAGTAATATTAATAATGGTTGTAGTATTATAAATAAAAATACATTCCACCATTCATAGGATAATCCACTAATTACTTCTAACCATTGAATTGTATGCACACCCCATGTAAATAATTTATCAATCACTTGCTCCTCCTTTTAATTAAATTAATCTACTTTGTCGCACACCAATATTGCATGAGTTACATCAATAATTTCACGCACTTGTTCTTTATCAACTGCTTCAATCATTACTGTAACAACTTTATTATGTAGTGGCATTTCTAAATTATCTTTATAAAGTTTTAATTTTACATAATATCTATTTTTCATTAGTTCCTCCTATAATTATTCTGATAATTTATGCATTCTGGAAATCTTTTATTGCATTACGAATCTTACATCTATCTTCATACACATCAACAAAGTGTGCATATAATTCTGTAAATGTTGGATTGTATTTACTTGTCTTGCGTGCCTGCTTCATTGCATACTTAACACAATCTTCTGGATATAAAAGTAGTTCTTCATACGTTGCTTGCACGCGCGCTGTATCTCTACTTGGTACAAATAGTAATGTAAATGAATGGTATTCTCTTTTGAATACCTCAACATCTGGTCTTACAAATAAATCATTAAATCTTTTTAAACAGTCTTTTAAAAATTCTTTATTAGTTATTCTAAATTTAATCTCTCTGATTGAGCCAGTATTGTATCTTGTAATTTCCATTCCTAGTGTACTTAATATAGGCTTGAGAGTGCGTTCTGTAATCTCTCTTGGTGTTCTTCCCATTATTATTTCCTCTGCTAAACGAGAAGATTTGTTTGATATTACTTTTAAATTTGGTTTTGTCATTCGTATCTCCTATTTTTTTCATCATAAATATCTCCTTTGAAAGAAGAAAAAAAATCTTTTGCACCCTGCAAAAGAAAAGATTTTTTTTCTTCAAGGTTGCAATCATCACATAACACATCTTGGTCTGTATAATTATATGAATCAAAACTTTTGGTTAGTATTTTACCACAATCTCTACAATCAATCATTGTTTATTTCCTTTAATATTTTATTTAATATTTTATTATCTACCTCAAAACATAAGAAGTTTGGGCCTGTTTTTTGTTTTAGTAAATAAATATCTGCTGGTTGTTTTGTATGTGTTTTTGTTAAGAAACTAAATCCTGTACCATTAGCAACGTACTTTGATTCTGCTTTAACTATTCCATGTTTTGTTTCAATAGTTATATCTGAACTAAATTCACCACCTAATGCACCAGATAATGGTACACGCTTAGCTTTTATTCCTTTGCTGCTAAACCAATCGCACCACCATCTTTCATGGTAGCTTCCTTTTCTTTTATTTTTGTGTGCCAATCTTTATCCTCCATGCATTGGTTACATATTAAATGTCCTGTTGCAAAGACTACATAGTATCGTGTGTGATAATCACATAGCTCGCAGTTATAACTTTGACCTACGTTTTTATTTGCTTTTGATTTTGATTTCACAATCTAATGCTTCTACCCAACAGCTTAATAAGAAACATGATGGAACACGTTTGTATTGTTCCCATTTATGCACTAAAGATGAGTGTACACCAATCCTGTCTGCTAATTCTTCTTGGCTAAATTGTTTATTATTTCTTTCATTAACTAATTTGATAACAACATTTCGCCATACGTTTGGTATTGGTTTGCTAGATTTATAGTGTTTAAATTCTGCAATCATGTTTCACATATACCTTATTTCTTTTTCTTTTTCAAGATATGGTTAATTGTTGTATGGTCTTTACCCATAAGTTTAGCAATAGAATGTTCTGTCATAGTAGTCTTTTTATATATTTTAAATACAATTTCATGGCGCGCGTTCACCATTGCGCGCTCACGTCTGACTGACATTATATCATTCATTGATACTTTATATTTTTTTTGTACATCACTTACAATTTCTTTGATTGTGCGTTCATAAGTTTTGTATCGTGGTAATAAATTTGCATATCGCATTTACCTTCCTCCTCCTTTTTCTATTGCATATTTAATTAAATCATAATCACCACAAACTTTATTAATATAATCTAATAATATATCGCATTGCTTTCTAACTGATGATTGCTTTTCTTTAAAAGATTTTAAATCATTTATATTTTCTTGATTCATCTTAGAAGATGAACCTTTAATTTTATTAATTGCTTTTTCAAAGCGTTCAATTTTAAGTTCTATTCCTGCTAAAAAAGTTTCATAATTTATAAGCATTTTTAAGACAGTTCTTGAGTCTGCATTTTTACAAAAATTTTCTACTTCTGATAATTCAATATCAATATTTTTTTCTTTAGTCATTCTCATACTCCTCATAAAGTTTATTAATTAATTTTTTTACTAAATCATTTAACCCTGCAACTTGTCGTCTATGATTTAAAACAGTTGCATCAACAACTCCAGAGCCAAGCATACATTCATTGTCATCTAGAGTTTCAATATTATTAAGAAATTGTAACACACTCATACTCATAACGTGTTCTTCAATCTTTTCTTTTACTTGTTCGTTAAAATGATTGCTCATTTAATTTACCTCCTGTTGTTTTATTGTAAATTGTAATGCTTTGTATGCATCTTTACAGGCATCAACTACAAACTTCTTATCGTTTTGTAGTGCATTTAACCATGCAGAAACATAAGCTAAACTATTATCAGAAACATAATCACGTATACCTAGATGCGATAGTATGTAAGCTGAACCAATCTCTGCAACTAATTCTTCATATGCATATTCTTTTCTTGATTTGTTACAAGTTTCAATGCGATTTAATCTGGACTTATGCCCTGTCCAATGCACTAACTCATGCGATAAAACTTGATAATAATTTTCTGCATCTTTAAATTCTGACCAGCTTGGCATATAAATTTTATCTTCATCAGGTCTATATGATGGTGAACCTTTTGGTAAATGTAAAAAGTCATCAAGAACATTATTAAAAAATATGTTAGCTTCTGGAATTATCTCATCTGCATTTTTAAATTCTATCATACCTTGTTTGTAATAATCTTCTGGTAAACCTGTTACATCTTCAACATTAAAGACTGGTCTTGGTCTGTAACCCATCAGTTCTTTTTCACCAGTTTCTTCTGATTCTTTTATGAGTGGCACTAAAACCCATGATGCTTTTGAACCTGCTTTAATCCAACCTTTTAGTTCTTTGATTTTACTTCTGCCAATCCATGTTGGTTTTAGTTTTTGTCTGAACCATAGTGTTAGTATATTTACTCCAGAGTAATACTTGCCATCAACTGTTAATGGAATTGATGTACCATGCGACCATGTACGATTCCATTTGTAGTTTGGGCCATAACACATAGATTGCACATGATTTATAAAGGCATCATTAATAAATTTAATACTATTTTCATTCATGTAAATTTCTCCCCATTTTCTGCTTTGATTTGATTTGAGTTAGCTTCATCTAGTATTTCTAAATGATTTGCTTCTTGAAATGATTTAAGCGCAAGTGATATAAATTCTTGTGCATCTATTGACGCAACACTTCCAAATATCATTGCTGTAATGATGTCGATTTCAGATGCGTGATATCTTTCACCAACTTCTTTTGCTAAACTTTCAAATTGTTTGCGCGTGCGTCTGGTAGATATTATATCTCCATTTAAATTAAACGCAGTAAATCCATAGCTTTTTTCCATTAGTTTCTCCTCTAAAAACAATAGGTTATTATTTTAATATAGTGAGTATTGTGGATTAGTCAATAAGTTTTTTCACTATTAAATCAATTAATTTTTCCATATCATTTGTTGAATGGTATAATATTAGTTGTTGATTTATTTTTCTTTTTAAATTGAAAAAATTAACGTCTATTTTTGGTTCAAAATTACTTGAATAATATTGCATTTGTAAATCATGTTTTTGAAATTGATTATTAAAATTCTTTCTATGTACATCTAAATCATTACTTGCTTTACGATATGCTTCTTGATAGTCGTCTATTGCTTTTTTAAGTGACTTCATTGCTTTTAGTTGTTTTTTATATTCAATATAATGATGTGATTGACTTGCTAAATGTTTCTTTTCTTCATAGCTATCAATTACTTTTTCAAAAATTACATCAGTAATGATATCTAATTGTTTATTTGTTAACTGTTTAGTCATTTCTTTCTCCGTTATTAATTATAATAAAAAAAAATAAACCTTCACCCACGACGAGGTTTATTTTTTTTTATAATTGATATGTTTTGCTGTTTAATTTAACTGCAAAAAAATAAGTTAATTTGACCGAAACACGCTAAGCGAAAGAAGCATATCACGTTCAGTGCTCCAGGCCGAACGAGGACTTGAAGTAAGTCCTCTTTTTTGACCCCCTACCCAACGCAATCTTCGATTGCATAAATATAATTGTCGCGCTCGCGCGACCAAATATTCTGGCATCATTTTAATGATGCACAAATATAATGGTCGCACTTGTGCGACTAAATATCTTTTCACTTAAAAAAGAGGGATTGAAGAAATCAATCCCTCTTTTTTTTTAGTGAAACTCACAAAGAGATTCAGCATCATAATCTACGCCACATACATCACAATAAACACTAGTATCATCTTTATCAAACATATTCGGAGTAAATTTATATCCTAAGTTTTTATCAAACAACTCTATAAATGAAAAAGCATCTGATTCATCATTCATATGAATCATTTTATCAATTCTTTTTTCAAGTTTACGAGCCCTATCTAACGAGGTGGTTTTTAGATACTCTACTTTGTACCATTTGCCAGATTTTTTATCAGTAAAAACTTTACCAACAGTATATTCAGTATCACCTTTAGTTGTTTCACCAAAGAAATCATATATGTTAACGCTATTATAATCACTCATTATTAGTTTCTCCTTATATTATATTAAAGAATGGAGAGGACTTTCGCCCTCTCCGATATCAAAGGTTACTTCGCAACCTTTGTTTTAGCCTTAGTGCTAACTACAGAATCAGCCGTTCCAAACATTACATTGAGGACTGAATCAAACCACTCAACACCATTGTCTGGACTATTATTTGGATTCCATCTTTCAGACAATGCTGTTTCGTAAACACCAGCAAGGAACGTCATCATAGTATGCGTTGTCGTAACCATTGCTTCTGCT